GAGCAGGTCAATGACGCTCTTCTGTTTGTCCCAGTCCGAGACAGCGACGGCGTGGCGGATGACGCCGACCGCGACCTTCAGCGAACGGGCGTTGAGCAGTTCCTCATTGCCCTCGAGGACGGTATTTCCAGTAACGCCGGCTCCGACGAGGTTGCGGATGGCAGCGAAGACGACGCTATCACCAGATTTGCGCGTCAAGTCGGTCTGGAGCTGGATCATGTCGTCCATCTCCGAACCCATGTACGGCGCGAACTGGTTATCCCGGAGATATTCCTGGAAGAAGTCGGATTGCCATTGTACAGGCGTTAATCCCGGTCTTGCCGGGGTGATGTTCATGTCAGCGATGACACGCACTCCTAGTGCTGTCGGTTAACGGGAGCGCCCGAAAAACCTCGGCGGCAGGAGCGATGGATGAGCCGGCCTCATCGCGGCCGAAGCGCCCGATTACCCACGGCGGCTGGGGTCACATTCCTATGGGAGACGCCCGATTAGCCGCGGCGGCCGGCTCGGAATGTGCGGTGGTTGCAGACGGAACTATCGCTGACGCATTGCCATGCGGTGAGCACGGATGTCGGCAGCGATCTGCTGGTCGGATGGCGGGCCGGTCCATGCCTGTGCGGCGCGTCCGGCCACGCTGCGCACGCCGGCCAATGACGGCGGCATGTTCGGCGGTGGCATGTTGCTCGGTGTGGCGACAGCCGGCGGCATCTGGGTGGCCCGCTCGGCCTCCCACTCGGCACGGAGCTTGGCCTTGTATTGCTCGGGGTCTTCGATCTCGCGCAGAAGCTTCTGGCGCTCCACCTCGCGCCGCACAAATTCGAACGGGTCGCGCTGCTGCTGCATCTTGTGCCACAGCATCGGATCGTTTCGCGCCAACCCGATGAACTCCTCGACCGCCTTGTCCACCACCTCGTCGCCGTGCTGCCGCCGCGCCATCATCTCGCTGACGTTGTAAACCGCATTCTGCGCCTGCTGCGCCGCATACAGCGCCGGTTCCCGCTGCGGATCGGCGAACTGGAACTGTGGCTCCGCCTGCTGCGGCCGTGCCGCTGCCTCCCGCTCCTTCTGCAACTGCTCAAGCTGCTGGCGCCGCTGCTCGGCCAACGTCTCGGCGCGGGCCGCCCGGTCCTTCCAGTCCTGTCGCTTGCTGCGCTCGTCGAGCAGCGCCTGGCGCGGCACCGATGGCCCGCCAGACACGTCAGCGTCGTCATCCGGTGCGTCCGGCGCCTCAGAGGGCGCTGGAGCCGGCTTAGGCTCGGGTGCCGGTTCAGATGCCGGTGGCGTAGCAGGCGGCTCTGGCGCCTCTGTAGGCGCGGGTGGCGGGTCGGGCTCGTTCGCAGCCAGGAACGCCTCAAGCTTTGGATTAGCCACGGCTAGCCAGTCTCCCTGTTATTGCTGTGGACGCGGTGGCGGCGGGTTGAGCGTGGCCTGCGCCTGCGCCAGCTTCTGCACGACGGAGGCCCGGTCACTCGCCGCCTTGGCCTGCTTGGCCTCGAGGTCGGCGCGCTTGGTGTGCAGGTCGGCAAACTGGTGCGCGAGATCCATCGGCGTCAGCGGCGGCACACCGCCCGCCGTGCCCGGTGCCGATGGCGCATCCGGCGCAACCCAAGGCTCGCCGGCCGGTGGCGCACTGAAGTCGGAATGCATCGAATGCAGGCCCTTCACCGTGTTGACGCCGCGCTCCTTGGCCAACGCGAAGTCCGCCTGCGCCTTCGCCTCTTTCTGGCTCACCTCGGCCACCGCGTTCCGCTCGATCAGCGGCTGCATGCGCTGCTGTTTCTGCGCCTGCGCCTCGGCGTGCTGCTTCATCATCGCAAGTAACTGATCTTTATCGCGCAGGCTGCTCGCGGCGATCAGCACCTCCGGCGGGATCAAGCCCGGCTGCAGGCCCGCCAACTGCACCAGCGTCTGGAAGTTCTCCGCCGCCATCGCTGGCACGTCGATACCTTCGGCCACCGTGATATCGACATCGAGATCCGTGATGTCGTTTTCGATATCCACGACCTGCTGGAGCTGCATCTGCATCTGCGGGTTGGCCGCTGCCTGCTGCAGTTGCTGCATCGCCGCCTGCCGCTGCTGCTCCGGCATCTGGGCGATCTGCTTCGTCATCTGCTCGCCGAGCGTCACCGGGTGGTTCAACCCAACCCAGCGCAGTTCGCCCAGATCGTCGGTCACGCGCAGCCAGCGCTCGCCGGTCCAGTATTCGCGCGCCGCCATCCACGCCATCTCGTAGACGCGCCTTGACCACCAGCGCAGGCTGTCGGCGAGCGGCTCGTTCTGCGTGGCTCCGCCCGCCTGCTGTGCCAGGATCGCGCGCCCGGACAACTCACGGCTTTCCGTGCCGCTCATCGCCGCATTCGGCCCGGACAACTGCATCTCGGCGGTGGCGTGCTGCAGCAACTGGAACTGTCCGGCTGCCAGTTCGCCACCCGGCAGCACCTCGAACCGCATGCCGGCGTTGACCTCGAGATAACCGTCAGGCCGCGCCAGCTCCTGCCGCGCCTCGTCCACGTCTTTGACCGCGCCCTTCTCGGCAATCGTCTGATGCACGCTGAGCAGGTGCAGCGCCTTGCTGCGCCGCTTGTTGATCTCGTCCTGCAGCGACAACAGGTTCTTGACCATGCCATAGCGGCGGTTCTCGCGGTCGATGTAGGCCGACTGAAGCAGCAACGAGCATGCTGACTTGCCGCGGCGGTCCTTGAACGGCGAGGCCACCGGATCGGTCAGCATGCCGCTCTTGCTGTATGTCGCCTGCCACCACGTCCCGTTGCTCACCCAGTGGCACTGCACGACGCGCACGCGGGTGCGCCGGTTGTCCGACCACACCGCGTTCTCCGGCCGGTCGTTGTAGCTGCCGAAGGAAACACCACTGCCGGTGCCGAACGACGCCTCGATCACGTCGTCCGCATGGGGATACATCTCGGTGACCTGCTCGCGGTCCATCCAGACCACGACGCCGACATAACGCGCATCGGAGAAGTCCGGGCGCCTGCTGTGCGGATCGTAGAACAGCCGGTCCCACGGCACATGCTCGATGCGGATGTCAGCACCGCCGCGGCCGTCGTCCTCCAGCCGCAGTTCGACACCCGAATAGCCCTCGACCAGCATCTCCTCGAACACCACAGAGCGGCTGATAGAATAGTCGTTGTTGTCGGCGATGAACCTCAGCGCCTGGGTGGCGGCGTCGGCGCGGTCTTCCTCCTGCGGTGTGCGCGGGAATGCCTTGGGGTCGGTGCGTGCCTTGCGTTCGAGGCCGCACAGCAGCGAGACCTTGCTGTGGATCTTGTTGATGGTGATTTCCGGCTGGCCACGCTTGGCGAGGGCGTCCTGCTCGGCCTTGGTCCACTGGTATCCGTCGTAATAGCTCCGCGCCTTGTTGGCGTCCTCGCGCTCCTCGCGTGAATTGTGCTCGGCATCCTCGAACCACTGCACGAGGCGCGTGTGCAGTTCGTCGATGTCGCCGGGATACACATCAACGAGTGCTGCCGGGTCATTGCTGCCCGGCCCGATGTCGCCTGCGAGGCGGTTGGCCCCGTAGCGCTCCTGCGGTGCTGCGAGTGTTACACTCATCGGTATTCCGTCGCCTGGCTCTCATGCAGCGACTGCGCATAGGCCTCCGCGCTCTCCGGCGTATCGAAGATGCCGAGATGCTGACCTGTTGCGTAGTAGTATTTGATCGCCTCATCAGGCGACACGACGCCGCGGCCTTCGATGACGGTCGGCACCAGCACCTGGCGCCCGTGCTCGTCCTCGAAGTTCATTGAGCGCACTGTGCTGATGCTGCCATCGGCGTTGTGCACCACGGGCCGGCGATGGGTGTTGATGTTGCCCGGCACCACGAGACCAGGTGCGGTCGGGGCCGGACGGTCGAACAGCGAGCCGGCGCCGCCCTGCATCGCCATGCCGAACAATGGGTTGATTATGCCGCTCATCGGATCAATCGCTGTGGGTTACTGTCACCGAACCGGCAAACCGGAGCGCTCGGTGACCACACGCTTGGTTACAGCCTCGGGAGAGGCCCCCGGCCCGGCAGTCTATTCGCCGCCTTGTGTGGCTGCTGCGCCGAGGCCGATGCCTAATCCGGCGATGCCATACTTGCGCAGGATGTCGATGGTGTTGGCGTCGAACATGACGATGTTGTGGGTGCCTGGTGGTTCACCTTGAGTGAGCGGCAAGACCGGGCGATCACCTCGCAAGTAATCCGCAGCGGCGCGCATTTGGGGTGCTGACTCTGAACTTAGTGCCAGTTTGTCGAGCTGAGCCGCCGCTGCATTCCTATCGCCATTCGTCCATGTCGCCGCCATAGCGGCGCCGTGCGATGGGTCACTTGGATCATAGGGTTTACCCCCCACCAGATTGATAGGTGGTCTGGGGGTTCGGCTATTTTGGTCGAGATAGCGGATGCCGGGGATGCCGGCTTCGCGGAGTGCTGCAGCGGCCTTTGCTGGGTCTCCCTCGCCGAAATAACGATACACCTCACCGCCCGGCGCATCAGGTGAGATTTGGGCACCGTTCACGGTATGAGCGGCATCAAGACGTGCCTCCATCGCCTTGTAATCTGGATGGAGATGCATTTGCTCCGGCGGCACGCCCTGCTCGCGCAATCTGGCGAGCAAAGCCGTCTGCTCCTCATGCGAGGGACGGGGTGTATAACCCAACGCCTTTTGCACATCCGGGTGCTGCTCGCTCAGCGGCTTGTCCCAGTGCAGCATGCGCTCCGGATCGGCGTTGATGTTCACCTCATACATGTGGCCGGGAGGCTGAGTGACTGGCGGCAACTCGTGGCCTGCCTGTAGATACCGCAGCGCCGCCGCAGTCGGGTCCGACGCCTCGTTCCAGCCCTTCTGATTGCGCAGCGACGCCACTTGGCCTGCGAGATCACGGACGGCAGCAGCGCGCGAGCCGTTATAGCCCGCGACCACTGCGGCAGCGTGCTCGGCAGGATTGCCCCAATCCACCGGCTTGCCGTCGATTGCCGGATCACCGCGAAGCTGGTCCCGGTAGCTACGCGCCACGCCCTCGTTTTCGGCGAAGTAGAGCCCGTGCCCGTATGCCTGCGCGCCCTCGCCTGTGCCGATCTTGGAGGCGTCGAACCGGCCGAAGCTGTGTGGGCTGCCGTGAAACGCCTTGATGCCGCCCTCGAAGTTACTCGCCACCTGCTGTGCGGCGTCGGCCACGCCCTTGACCGTGGGGTGCCCGCCTTCCCAGGCTTGGCCGCCGGTCCACAGCCCCCGCTCCTGCGATATGCGCTGCTGCTCCTCCAGCTTGGCCTGGATCGCCGCCCATGCCTGGTCTGCGGCGTCGGCGTAGGACGGCCGCGGCGCCAGCGGCGTCTGACGCAGCAGCACGTTGGCCTGCGGGTCGTCCGGCGGCTGAAACCAGTCACCGAGCAGGGCGTTGCGCGAGCCGCTCATGCTGGGCTGGCGTGCGCCAGGATCGTGGCGTGGGGCAGCATGTCCCTCACCAGCATCGCCGGCAGCCACACCGGCCTGTCAGCCTCGATCTGGACGATGTGCGAGCCGTCATCGAGCGTGCAGGGCTTAGACATCACAACCAACGCCATCTGCGCTCCTTTGTAGATCAGGCTCCGCGCCACCCATCGGTCGTACGCCTCGCCCGCTGTCTGCTTCACCGTCTCCGGCGTTTCGTTGTAGCGGCGCAGTTGCTCGTCCCACCACGCCGCGTCTGATTGCCGCTGCCGTTCCTGCTGCCTGGCGCGCCGCGCGGCCTCGAACTCGGCCTGCTCGCGCTGCATGATGGCGTGCCTGCGATCCCGCGCGGCCTGCCGTCGCGCGATCTGCTCCGGTGTCCTGTGCTGCCTCTCGAAGCGCTCGAACTCGTTCGTGCCATGCCGCCCGACGAAGGCGCCCCAGCTATCGCCCGAGTCAGGCTCCCACAGGTCACCGGTCTCAAGCCGGCCGGTGCGCCTGATGCGCTCGGGAATGTCGGCGTAATCGCCGCGCCACCACAGCATGGGCACCGGACGGGGCCAGTGCATGCCGCCACGCCGCGATGTCAGCTCGTCTGCCATCGGAATCCATCATGCCACGCGCCAGGCGGCGGCGCGCTCACGCTGCGCCTGGCTGCGCCACGCCTTTTCCCAGCTATCAGCGGTATCCTGCACCACCCGCGGCGGCTGCATCTCACGCACCCCGAGGCACAGATACCTGCAACTGTCCGCACCGTGGCTCGCGTGGTCATGCACGGGCGACGACCGCCACGTCTGGCCCGCCTCGTTCCACTCGCGCCGGTAATGCCGCAGTGCGTTGATGCCGCGCGCGCACTTCTCCGCATCGAACCACGCCTTTGGCAGCACCATCCGCACGGCGTTTATCCCATCGGCCACCGAGTGCTGTCGCACGATGCGCCACGGCTGCAACCCAAGGCTCGTCAGCACCTCCGTCCGTGACATGCCGCTGCCCAACTCCTTGACGGCCGCGTCGTGCGGCAGCAGGTGCATCGCGTAGTTCCGGTAGGGCCGCTCGCGGATCATGTCGGTGTAGTGCGTCAGCCCGGCGCCGCTGTCCTCGATGTAGTCGATCATCCGCCACTGGCCGGTCCACGTCACCTGCGCGAACCAGATGGCTGTGCTGTCGGCCACACCCAGATCCCAAGCGGTCCACACCGGCAACTCCGGATCGTATGGCACGGAGGTGATGCGCCCTTCCGCCTCTGCCGCCTGCATCAGCTTGCCGTAGTAGCTGCCGCTGTTCGGTGACTCGAAGGAGACTTCGAGTTCCTGGGCGAACTCCTCAGCGCTCATTTCCGTTCTGAGGCGGTCTATCGCCTCATCGGACAGCACGCCGGTCTTGCGATAATCCAGCAGGTAGCTGCTGTATCCTGGTGTCGTCTTTGCCCGGTCGTAGGCCGCCTGCAGCACGCCGCGCCCTTTCGGCGTCCCCGAGCGCACCAGCGTCCCGGTGCGGTCGGCGAGCATCGGTTCAATGACGAGGGGAACGAGACTCGGTGGAGTATCATCGTATTCATCGACCACCACGAGATCCGCGCCGCCGCCGCGCCAAGAATCGACGTTATCCGCACCGCCGGCCTGGAACACGCCGCCGTTTGGCAACCTGACCGACAGCTCGGAGCGCCGGACCACGGCGCCAGGGATGGCGTCAGCCGCCGCCGCCAACTGATCCCAAAGCCCGGTGCGGTGCCACATCACACCATATGGCAGGATATGCACCACGCGAGGGTTGGGCTTTCGCTCGAGCAGCGCCCGCTTCAGTCCCATCCACATGAGTGCCGTACTTTTCCCGGCCCGGCGATGGACCACCGCCACGATGCGCGGCGCCGGGTCTTCCATCAGAACCAGTTGCCAAGGCCGCGGCGTGAACGGCAACTCTATGCGCCGCCTGGCGGTCGGTTGTGTTTCGGACATGGGTGGCTGCGTGTGAGGTTAAGCGACCATGCGGAATGAATGGGGCGTGAGCTTCAACGTCACGGACGAGCAGATCGCGGCGAACCTGAAGCGATGGACTTGGGGCGATGACCCTCGCTCGGTGGCGGTCGCCAAGACGGTGCTGCGGATGGTGGCCGAGCAGACGATGGCCGACATCGAGACTGACGGGACGATCATCATGGGCCTGTTCGAATTTGAGATGCCGCTGACCGTGCCGCTGGCCGAGTTGGTGCAGGACTGGATCGAGGCCCGCGAGGACCGCGACACTCGCAAGCTCAGTGGTGAGCATGCCCTGGACGCAGCGGAGTTGGCGGCACTGCTGGAGCGGTTGGCGGCGACGCTGCGTAGCCGGTTGGGCGATTAAGGCAGAGATGCGAAAGGCGTGGTAAGCAACCAGGTGCAGACGGCTGCACCAGGTTCTGGCGGCTTATCCGGCCGGATCTGGCTGGTTTATCGGCGAAATGCGTGGGTTCTGGCAGGCGGCCTGGGATTGTATGAACGCCTGCCGGCACCGGCATTCCGGGTGTGCGCAGAAGTCGGCCACTGTCCAGGAGCAGCCATTTATTGCCCGCGCTGCCTGTTGCGGCGTGAGGCTCGTCTGAATGCCGCGCACCTCGTAGTAGGCCCACGCCTTAGCTTGGCTTTCATTCATTCCGCCCACCTCAAACGGTCGTTTGATCGCCACTTCCTTAGTTTGAAAACCTAGTTTTTCGCCCGCTGGCTGACGTGGACGTTGGTGTTACGGCCGAAGCCGGTCGCCAGCAGATCGGCCATCTGTGCCTCAGTCTCACCGGAAAAGATCATCACATCAAACGGCAGCCCCAGCTCCTCGCCTTTGATGAGGATGTGGCTGTCCAGCGGCGCTGCGCGGAACTTGTCCAGGTTGCCGAAAGAGAGCCCGACGAACAGCGTGTCTCGGCCGGTCGGCCCCTTACCTGTCGCTTTTATCATGGCGCCGAGTGTAGCTCAGTCCGCCGCGACGCTGAAAACCAGCAAGCGGCACATCGAGGATCGCTCATGCCCGCCCTTTCGTTTCAGGCTGCCCCTCGAAGCGGGCGATCATCTCCTTCATGAGAACCGTGATGTCTTTGCGATCCGCGCCGTTGGAGATGTAGTTGCAGCGGCCTGACTTATCGCCGAACGGGAACACCATCAGGACGAAGCCGGTGGTTCTCGCGTCGCCCTTAGCCGCTCCGTTGAATATCTCGTCGATGCCACGGGCGAGCTGGTTCATCCGTTCGTAGTATTCGCCCTCGATTGGCGCGTCGCCCAACCTGTCCTTGGCCTGTTGCCGCTCGAAGTGTGCCCGCCGGATGTGTTCCTCGCTCATGCCGCCAGTGTAGCTCAGTCCGCCACGCCGTTAAGCCTGAAAACGCCGCACCAGGCCCAGACCGAGCACGCCCAGCCCCAGCAGCGCCAGCGACGCCGGCTCCGGCACCGTGACGCTGAGCAGCTCCGTCTGCCCGCGGTTGAGCAGCACAGCGCCTGCACTGAGCGTCCCGGTGCTGAACAGCGTCATTGAGAACGGCGCCGTGGCGGCAAATGCTCCGGAGCCATTGTGCGAGTAGCTATCGGCAGCGAGGGCGACGTTCTGCGAGAACGTATCCACCAGCACACCCGGATGGTCGGTAGGCGTGTCGGCGCCCTGCGCATTGCCCGTGTCATTGTAGAAACTGGCAGTGATGCTGCTGCCTGCCGCAGACTGCCACACACCGGATAGCGCCGTGGAGAAAGTGCTGACAGGCACACTGAAACCCGTGTCTGATATCGCGATGTTATAGGCGACAGCGCCAGCGTTATTGTTGGTCACTGACAGCGACGAGGTGTTGAGGATGTCGGTGAGCGCCGGGCCGGATGACGCGCCAGAGCTCGTCTGCACTGAGCCATTAACGGCCACACCGCCAATCACGACGTTCGCAAGCTGCAGCGTGCCTGTGGCCGGATTGCTGTCGCAGGTGACGACGTTATCGACGCAGGCGAACGTGCCGCCGCCGAACTGTGCAGCGATCTGCAGCGTCGCATGGGCAGGC